CCAGATGGACTCCATCCGGAAGTAGTCCGGAGGAAGTGTACTGCCCTTCATCACCAGATAGGCGACACGCATAGCCTGCTCCCAGGCCCCACCGAAGACGAGGTTCTTACGCTCGACGTGCTTGACCAGACGAGACTCAGAGGCCCTGATGGCCTCAGCAGAGGCCGGGTTGTCCGAAGAGGTCGATAGGTACTGCGGGGGGAGTCCGGTATAGGCGGCTACCTGCTTGGCAATCTCCTGGAGTGCGTCCGTGAAGTTCCGAAGCTCCGCAGCAGAGAACTGCTGTGCCTTGGAGTCGGGGTCCTCGAACGCCAGGATGCGAGCCAGGTAGGCGTCGAACAGAGACTGACCAGTGTCAGGATCGACACCAAGCTCTTCCGGCTTCACGCCGAACAGGAGCCTCTGGGGGACCGCCATCAGTTCTGCGGTGGCCTGCATGTTCATCAGGATACGGGCAGCGGCGTCGGTCATCGACCGAAGCTCAGGGGTAATCTCCGAAGTCCCGTAGAGGTCGGAGAGCCGGGTCCGGTTGGAGAGCGGGATGACCGGGACGATCCCCAGGTTGTGGGGGACGTTGATGACCGGCTTCCAGGCCCCGGCCTCCTTCACCCATCCCAGCGTCTTGTCGGGGAGGTAGAGGGTAGCCATGATGATCTGAGTACCGTCATCGTCGTAGACGGCGCGGATAGCCTCAGTCACCTGGCGGGTTCGGGTATCGATGGCGGCGTAGAGAGCCGTAGGCGGCTCGACACGGATGATCGGGACGTTGGGGTCCACACCGATATCGATCTTCGGGTCCGGCTTGGAGACTGTGATGTAGGACCGTCCGTGGACGAGTGCGTCCGTATGCCCCAGCGTGGACTCTATGTCCAGGTTGTTGGCGACGTACCAGTCCCAGAGGTCCGCATCAGCCTGGTCGGCCCCGCCCAACCGGAAGCCCTCAAGCTCCTGGCGCTCCGCTACGGAGTCGATGTAGAGGCGGGGATAGCCGACGTGGGCTAGCAGCTTCTGCATCTGGGTCGGGACCGTGACGCCGATAGCGTCAGGTCTGCGTTCCGCGTTGTAGTATGCGGTGTTGTCCGACAGAGTCCTGGTCTTCTCCTCGAACAGGTTAAGCATCCTGTCACGTTCGGCTTCTACGTCTGTAATCTTCGGGGGAGCTAGCGGACTAGTCACTACCGGATCACCGTTGCCCTTCCTGTTCTAGACCGCTTGCTCATGAGGTACTCCTGTCGAGCGCCAAACGCCAACACAGCGCATACGGCGGCGTCGATCTTGCGGCTGGAGTCCTTAGTCGCCTTACGTATGCTGATCGCGTCGTAAGTAGTCGGGTGTCTGCGTGCGTTTAGTATGTGCTGCTTCAGCGTAGGATTACCGTCGTGGTACAGTTCCTTCTCCAAGACGGCATCCAAGAACCTTTCGCAGTCGAAGGCGAACTTCTTCTGCTGACCGCGCATATCGAACGCAATCGGATGACCAGGCGAGGCGTTGACCTTGACCTGCTTCTTGAAGTCCCGGCCCCACTGATCGACGTAGGCCTCGAACTCTTTCACGTCTGCGCGGAAGGAGACTACGTCATACCTCTCGAAGCAGGACCGAACTACGGCATCCACGTCCTCCCGGGGAACCTCCCCGGTCGGGAACTCGTCGGGGTTCCAGGTTCGGATCAGGAACAGCATCCCGTCATTGATCCGGCAGGCCACCAGGGCCGTCCAGTCATTCGACTTGGAGCCGTCGAAGCCCAGGCTGATCTGGTCCCCCTTCTTCAGGGCGAACAGTTCGTCGGTGAGGGCTAGCTGGTTCCATTCGTTGGGAGCGATCCAGCTGTCTTCGTGGGCGTTGATCTGGTTCAGGAACTTGCGGCGGGACTCTGATACGGGGTTCTTCGTGTCCAGGACCGACTTGATGATGTCATCGATCGGGAGCCAGGTAGAATCCCCTCGCGCTACCAGCAGTCCCTCACGGAGGCGCTGGAGGCCCTTCTCGAACCCTTCTGGGTCCTCCCTCTTCGAGGGAATCTCAGAGAGCGGAGTGTCTGCAGGTGCCTCTACGGCGTCATAGAGCTTGGCCGTATCGATCGCCTTACCCGACACTACGTCCTGGTAGGAGTCCCAGTCCCGCTCTGCCACCGAATCCCTGCCCGGGATGTGGGCGTTGCAGATGGACAGGGTCCTGGAGCCTGCGATCTTCGTGACGTTACCTTCGATGACGTGGGCCATAGCCAGTCCATCGTTGGTCTCCACCCACTCCTGGGTCTCGTTTCGGATGACCAGCGTAGGCCGGTTACCCTCCATCGATGCCGGGGAGGAGGTCACAGCCTCAATCTGACCACCGGCAGCGGAGTAGATGACAAACTTGTTAACTTCGAGGCCGTAGTCCTCTTTCAGCTGGGCGGAGACCATCACCGGGAATAGCCGGAAGGTGTTCTTCGTCTGCTCCTGGGATACGGCTGCGATCTGAACCCAGGCGGCGTGGCGGAACTTGCCCACCGGCTCCCCGGTCAGACCGTCGAAGCGGGAGAATGCTACGGGTCCGCAGAGTTCTGCCAGCGCGATGGCGGCAGCCATAGGGTCCTTGCCGTGCCCCTTCATACGGCGGAAGACCGACTCGCGGTAGAGGTACTTGCCCTCTTCGTCTATGGCGTAGAACCACAGGGTGAACCTGGCCTGCTCCAGCGTCGGCATGAATGCCGAACCGGCGTGTTCCCCTCCCGGTGTCCGGACATACTGCGCCCACCAGTTCAGGATACCCCAGCCAAGGGTCCTCTCAGGCAGATGCCAACCTCCATCGACCAGGCGCTGCCACACCGGGCCAATGACATGCGGGGGAGTAGGAGCAAGCTCCACTGGGTTACCCACTCCTACTCCTTCCGTATGACTAGACCGCCGGGGGAACTTCCTCGACGGGCGGCTCGGGCAGGGCGTCCGGCACGATGTCATCCACCGACTGGACGGCATCCTTCAGCGCGGTGAAGTCGAGAACCTCACCAGCCGAAGCGGCGGCTTCCAGTTCCGCGATCTTCGCCAGAACCTCGGCCTTGGCCTTCACGACCTGGGCGGTGACCTGATCGACTACGTCTTGTGCTGCTGACACTATAACTCCTTTGAGTTCATGGGTGGATAGGACGCCGACAGCCAGGACGGCTGCCAACACTAGGGCGGTCGCTACCGGGGACATCAGAGCCTGGGCAGGCTATTCAGTACCTGGGACGCGAGAGGCCCCAGAACGGGGACCTGGTTGACGGCGGAGGACACTGCGTCCCGCACCTTATCCAGATCGGACTGAGCCTTCTGAACCTGAGCCACGACCACCGGGATGTTCGAGATGACGGCGTCAGCCGCGCTGGTCCCGATTGCGATGGACGGGTCCTTGCGCTGCTTGCTCAGGATGGTACCGGCGGTACCTGCGGCACCCGCACCGATCAGCGAACCGATCGATCCGACGACCGCGATCAGGTTGTTCCCTCGTTCGGCGCTGAGGACGCCGGTAGCCAGAAGGATGGGCACAATTGACGCCACCAGGCCAGAGAACAGGTAGAAGTAGACACGAAGCTTGGTCATGCGTTGCCCTTCAGGTAGTCGGTCAGGACCGACTGGTAGTTGGTTTCCAGGTCCCGTAGCGCAGCAGCAGCCTGCCGAACCGCCCGGGGGTCATCCCCGAACTGGCCCTGGCCTGCGGCGGTGCGTGCGATCCGTTCGATCGAATCACGATCCCCCAGTCGAGCCTGACGCTCGACATACTCTTCGTGGCTTCCGTGTGCGTCTAGCGCACGGATCAGGTCGGCTACCGCGATGTCCGGCTCCCCGGGTGGTGCGTAGATCGACAGGGACTTCACCCTCGTTGCCATAAGTTCCTCTATCTCGTCGGTTGGCGAATCGCCTCTCACCAGGGTTAACAGTTCTTCGCCCAGGCCCCTAGCCAGCTTGAAACGGGCGTTCCGGTCATCGATACCGTGTGTCCCGCCGTTGATGGCTTTGGTCACCGCCAGTAGGTCTCCGCCGTCTGACAGCTGGTTGATCTGCGGACGTTCCACGGTCCAGTACCAAGCCGCCCCGACACCGGCCCACTGAAGATCAGCGAGCTTCTCTGGGTAGTCCAGGAAGTAGGACGGTGAGGACACCAGGCCCTTACCAGCAGCCCATCCGGAGAACAGGCCGTAGTTGGACCTTCCGGTGATCTGAATCCAGGACCGGCCCTTGAAGCGGGTACCGTCACCCGGCATGGTGTTGCCCAGGTCCAGACGGCCCTCGTAGTCAGCACCAGACGCAATCTCTTCTGTGTACTGGAAAGACCCTGATTCTGTGCCGATCTGAGCGAGCCACATAGCGATACGGTTGACGTTGTTGCAGTTAGCCGCCCGAAGCCCGTCCCTGACCGCTGGCAGGATCGCTGTCGCACGGTCAACGGACAGGCCGGTAGCCTTAGCCAGGGTGATGGCAGGACTACCTACGGGCGCGGAGTTGCCGCGCCGGAATGTGGAGAACCCGTCCGGTCTGATCTTCAGTCGGATGAAGTCCTGAACGATGTCCTGGTGGGCGTAAGTCTCGTATCCCATCTGGACGTGCATCTCATCGATCGGATCGTCCCAGTCCCCCGCCCAGAAGACCATCTCCACGCCCTTGTGGGTGTAGAAGTTCTGCATCTCTCTGAGCGTCTTCATTTGCTGGGGGGAGAACGTACCACGGACATGGAAGGGGTGTGAGTCCCAATTGATGTCTGCGGCAGTTCCATTCAGATGGTTCGATGTGCTAACCGAATTGGTAGGGGTGTAGCTGGCCGTATCACCGTCCCGTACTGGTTCGATGAATGCGTTGTGATCCGCGATCCAGGCCCGAAGAATCCATGTCGGTAGACCCTTCAGGGTCCTAACCCTGACGTTGCATCCTGGGATATCCACCCAGTTCAGCTGGTCCTCGCCCACCCAAGGTGGACGCCAACCGTTCTCCGAATCCGGCCTAGCCATAACTCTCCTTAGATGTAACTCAGGAACACCTTGCCGCCGACCACACCGTTGGTGGCGTCGGTATCACCGATCGCTCCCGTACAGGCCCAGGCGATTCCTGTGCCGAACCTCAGACCCATAGGGCCGTATTCGTAGGCTACCGTCGAGTTGGCTGCCATTGGGATGGTGATCACCGGAACGTCAGACGCCACAACCGGCGCGGAGGCCTTGTTGTAGAGCTTGAAGAACATAGGTGTCGCCGTCGTGTTCGACAGGGCCACCCCGTAGACCGTACCCGCCGTGGACTTTGTCGAGGTCAGGTTATTAGTGGCTGCCGTTACTACCGCCGAAGCGGTAGGAACAGCCGGGGTGGAGGCCGCAACCGCAGTCACCGACGAGACCGTGGTAACCGTACCAGACGAGACCACCACCGAAGGCGTGTTCTGGATCGACACACCCAGGTTACCGGCCTGACCGTGCTGGCGAGCGCCAGCGATGACGACCGGGGTCTGCTGAGACAGTTCCTCCAGCGACACGAAGCCCATCGTCCAGGTAGTGGTCGATGCCGGGGCCACGGTGCCGTTCAGGCACCGAATCTGGATGAACATAGGCGTATCGGTGAACGGCATGTTCTGGTAGCGGCTGGCCCTGCCTGTGTAGGCCTGAGAGCCGGTCGATACCGGGTTGGCGTCCTCGAAGATCGAGATGGACTCATCCTGGTACAGCTGGGCGATATGGCCCGGGGATGCTGTGGATGTGATCGTCGCCGCCGTAGCACCGGAGTTCCAGCCTTTACGCTGGGCGTCGTAGTTCACGGACGTGGCAGTAGCACCCGTATAGGTCAGCTGCTGGTTGCACCAGCCGAACAACGAACAGGTACCCGTACCGGATGCAGGCCAGCCAGCGACTGTGAAGGTCACAGCCGTACCGGACACCGACGCGATAACGCCGCGCATAGGGATACCGGCTGCTCCGGTGATGGCCCCGATAGTCACACCCTGGCCGACGTTGGCCGACGTGAAGGTAGTGCCGGGAATCGTCACTGTGACGCTCGTAGCGGAGTTGATGGTGTAGGCCAGGCCGTCACCGATCACGTCTACCAGTTCAACGATCATGTTCGTGTTGACGATACGCTGGGAGGCTGCCATAGCGAAGCGCAGGATGTATTCCGGCGTCTGCCACGACACCTTCGACCGGAGGATGGTCTCCGTGTTGATGGTCGTGCCTGTCGTGATGACCAGGTTGCCACCCGTCTGGTTGACCGTCTGACCGGAACCAGTCTGGAGCAGCGTCCAGAACGTCGTATCGATGTTGTTGGCGATGACAGACGCGAACGTGGTACGCCAGGTGTTGGCGATAGGGTTCGGGGCGTAGGCCATTAGAAAATCCTCCAGTTAGAGCCGTCAGAAACCAACTCAACCGACGCACCCGGGGTAAGTGTGATCGTAGTTGTCCCATCGATAGTCTGCGACGAGGTAGTAAAGATCGTCTTGTTGGTGGTGTCGATGTTCTTGATCTTGTAGACGGCCCCGTTAGCGACGGCGGTCGGCAAGGTCGGAACAGCACCAGCACCCAGCAGGTAGTAGTAGGTGTTGTAGATGGTGGCCGACAACGAGACCGTCGAGTTGATGACCGGAGCGACGTAGACCGTCAGAGGCGGGTTAGCGCCAGACCCGAACAGCTTGTTCGTCAGCGTATCCGTAGATGTCCGACTGACGAGCTTGTCCGACGTGACCGTGTCGGGGGTGGTGAACGTCTGCGAGGCCCCGTTGGTCCCGGCGTAGAGCGCCACCGTGTTGGTGCCGCCGGTCATGACGTAGTGGTTGGCGAAGACGGTGCCCGGGAAGTTCGGGCTGGAACCGATCATCTGCAGCCAGCGGCTAGTCGTGGTGCCCCACGTGAAGGCCGACAGCCCGGTCGGGGAGTCAACCACGAAGTAGGACTGGTTCCAGTTCTGACCACCCTCGACATAGACACTCAGGCCAGCCGGATTGACCGTACCAGAGCAGTCCGTAGCACGCTGAACCGTCAGGTTCGTGGTGTTACCTGTGACGACGTAGACCCCGTTGGGAGCCGTATTGGTGCGAGCGTAGTTGGTACCGGGGCCGCTGGAGGCCGGGGCGTGCATCACCAGGATGCGGTCACCGATCGCCGGGGTAACCCACGAATCGATAGTCGTACCGGCGATCTGTGTGACGTTACCGCCTGAGATCGTGTAGGTCTCTGCACCCCAGGTACAGGCCACCACCGGGAGGAGCATACCCGACACACTGGTCACCGTGTTGTTGGTGCCGTCGATGGTCTTGCTCGTCAGGGAGGCCGAAGCCGCGTTCTTGGTGGCGTCGGACGTATTGTCCACGTTACCCAGGCCGACAGCCGTCTTATCCAGCGTCTGCCAGGACTTGTCTCCGCGCCAGTATTGGGACGTAGTCCCGGCGGTGATTGTTCCCTCTTTGCCGGTGATCCCGGCGGTCACTCGCGCATCAGCGGCTGTGCTGAAGTCTGAGATGGTCGAGGCGGTCTGAGTCCCGGTGTGGTTGGCTCTCGCCTTCAGGTTGGCGTCGGTATCGTTCGCGGTGGCCGCAGTGGCGATACCGCTGAGCTTGGTACGCTCAGTCGCCAAGAATGCTTTGTTGGTCGTACCGTCCGTGAGGGTATCCGCAGATTGGGTACCTGTGTGGTTGACCCTCTGCTTCGCGTCCTGGGCAGCGTTGTATCCGGCGTCAGCCGAACCTTGGGCAGTATCTACCGCCGTCTGGGAGGCAGCACCTATGGCCGTACGGGCCGCAGCGGCATCCGCACCAGCGCCGATCACGGCAGGCTTACCAGTGACACCCGACCAGGCTGCCGTCAGGGCAGCCGCATCGATAGCGGCCTGGAGGCCGGTCGTGTCCGCGATGGCGTGGCCGTGAGTCGAGGGCGGGAAGGTGGACGGCTTGCCGGTCAGGGTAGACCAGTCAGCAGCCCCTCCGCCTCCTCCGGAGCCGTCAGCCCCTGCAGGCCCTTGAGGACCCGTAGCACCCGTCGCTCCGGTGTTCCCGGTGTCACCCTTCGGACCTTGTGGTCCGGTGGCTCCAGTAGGCCCTGTAGGGCCAGCAACGGTAGACGCAGCGCCGGTAGCACCAGTAGCGCCTTGAGGTCCGGTCGCCCCTGTGGCTCCTGGGGGGCCTTGCGGCCCCTCCACGAACATACCCAGATCGACAATAGGCTCAGGAGTGCTGACATCGACCTCGAACTCAACCAGGGTGATCGTCAGGTCACTCACTTGCCATCGTTCCTCTCGAAGGTCCCCAGCAGAAGCGGACGCTCGAACGAGGGAGTACCCGGCGTAGACAGGACAACACGCCAGGTGGTGCCCGTCTTACAGGTGTTAGCAGTAGCTGCCTCAATAACAACCGTCGCCAGCGAGTCCACGATCGTAGCATCGATCTTCGTCGGGTTGGCCTTGTCGATGTCGATCAACATGTAGACGCTGACAGAACCCCAGTCCTCTGGTACCAGAGTGGTACCCCGCCGGATGGTGATCTTGGCATCACAGTCCTTGGTGAGCGGGATGACACGGTTCGGCAGCTTCGCGTTCACGTAGTCAGCCATTACTCTCCTTGGAAGTTAGAAGCCGGTGAAGAACGGCTGTTTGATCAGGCCCTGCAACTCCAACTGCGCCGACATCCACTGGATCGACGTGAGTGCAGACCACACAGTGGCAGAACCGTCAGTCGCATCGAACTTGTATCCAGCCCCGATATAGTTCCAGAACGCATACGCGACGTTAGTGCTGGTGGGGGCCACAGAGGTACCCAGGTGGCAGGTGCTGAGCGTAAAACCAAGACCACTTTTATCTATCGTCGTGATCGCTGGACCAGTGTGGGTAGTGGAAGCCGACTGACTGCTTCCGACGATAGACGCCGCCAGCACCGGAAGGTTGGTCCAACCGCCGTTTCTGGATAGTACGATAAACGTCAAAGCACTCGCGTTGGTCCACGTACCCGACGTGTGGTTACCCGCCGTAGCTACTGCGTAGCTTATCCTGAGTCCACGCTGAGCGCCGTTCGAGTAGTAGGTGTTCCACGTCGGCACCGTACCCCCAGCACTGGGCTGGGTAGGGATCGTGGTAGCCCCTGTATTAGTCGCATACGCCAGGATCAGATCACCCGCAGCGTGCGGCGGTATCACGCCCGAAGTAGCCGCCGTGGTGAGTTGTCCCTTGCTCCTGATGACTTGAGGAACAACCACTTCGATAGTGACATTGTCGTAGTACGAGTTCGTGTTGCCGGTCTGGGTGATAACCGTACTAGACGGCACACCGCTCGAACTGTTCTTCTGGTTGATGCAAATCTTCCCGGTGCCGTTTCCGGTTAGCCTCGTCCAGCCAGACGGGGCAGCCCCGAACGTAGTGATGGACGGGCCAGACAAGAAGTTCAGGAGAACCGAATTACCAGAGATGTCCCGCTGAGGCCACTGCGGGGTTCCGTTGATGTCCCCTGTGGTGAGTGTCTCCGCGATGGAGTACGGTACGTAGAAGTTGTAGGATGTTCCCGACGTGATCGTCCAATCCATCCGACCGACGATCGGCTGAATCTGATCGGTACCACTCAACACCACAGCCACCATGCCGCTGGCGTTCGTCCACGTACCGCTGGTGTGGTTCGTCGCCGTGGCGATAGCCCAACACAGCACATACACTCCGGAGTTGTTACCGGAGATGGGCGATGTCTTGATGTCTGTCCAGGTCGGTACGGTTCCACCAGCGGTCGGGACCGTAGGCCCCGCAACCGTGTTGTTACGCCAGGCGTAGACGATGATGCAATCCCCGACGTTGTGTGCCGGGAGCGTGATCGTCGTAGCCGCAACCGGGGCCGTAGAGCCAGTAACAGCGACAGCCACTACAACCCCCTATCAGTATCCGACGAAGTCGGTAGCCGTAGCAACCCACTTAGCAGCGGTAGAATCGTAGATGAAAGCGCACAGGTGCGTCTTGGAGACCACCGTCGTAGCCAGCAGCGCCGAAGCGCCCGAAGCCACAAACGAAGCACCCCACGTGATCGCCCTCGCCGTGCCGTTGTCCTTGATCCTGACCAGCAGCTTCTGACCATCCGCAGGCGTACTTGTGACGGTGACGCCTGTGATCGCAGCCGCTAGGGCTGTGATGTTGTACTGGTCGTAGAGAGCGCAGTCGATGGAAGGGGTGGCAGACGACGCAGTCGTACCGATACGGGGAGCGCCACCACCACCAGCCGGGGTAGACCACGTACCGTCACCACGGAGGTAGGTCGTGCCGGAAGGAGTACCCGTAGCCGACATAGCCGACACCGGGATGGCTGAGAAGGTGTTGGACCCTCCCGCGATCGTAGCTCCGGTGATGGCGTTGCTGTTGAAGTTGATGCCGCCGTAGATCGTCCCACCACCAAGCGGCAGGAAGGAGCTAGACAGCAGCGACGAGTCGTAGGCCAAGGCGAAGATGTTCGTGATGCGGATCGCACCAGTAGCCGCGACGTTGAAGTTCTTCAGCGTGAAGCGCAGCTTGCTGACGGCGTTAGAGCCGCCCCAGCCTGAGTCGTATACGGCGGTGACGCCGGTAGACTGGTTCGTGACATCCAGGACCGTGGTCCAGGCAGCAGAAACAGAGTTCCACCGTTCGATCTTGACATCTTTCGCCCGGTTACCGAAGTGCTGGGAGATGCCCCACCAACCCAGCCAGTCGAAGTTGCGGCAGAGGTTGACGGTGAAGACGAAGATGTCTCCGGTGGCGTTTACTGTCTCGAAGTCTGCGGTCGTATCAGGGCTGAACAGGGCGTTCGGTGTTCCGACAGCCTCACCCGATCCGTTACGGGTCTTGGAGACAGAACCGCCCCGGGAGTTGTTGTAGGCGATATCGTTGAACAAGTGGGGGAAGTGCGTGAACGCAGTATCCTCCGGTGTCACCGTATTCGCCCAGACGCTCTGGAGAACCTTCTCAGCCTGGCCTGCGATGGAGACAGTCCTGGCTGCGGTGATACGGGCGTCCGCTGCCGTCGAGAAGTCGGAGACCGTGGAGGCCGTCTGAGTCCCGGTATGGTTCGCCCTAGCCAGCAGAGTAGCATCAGACGAGTTCGCGGTGGCCCCTGTAGCGATCCCAGAGAGCTTCGTACGCTCTGTGGCTAGGAATGCCTTGTTGGTGGTGCCGTCAGTCAGCGTATCAGCCGACTGGGTGCCCGTATGGTTGGCTCTAGCCAGCAGCACGGCGTCCGTGGAGTTGGCTGTGGCTCCGGTGGCGATACCGGCCAGCTTCGTGCGTTCGGTAGCGAGGAAGGCCTTGTTGGTCGTGCCGTCGATAAGCTGGTCAGCACCGATCGTCTTTCCTGTGATCGTCTGCGTGCCGGTCGTGGTGACCACCGGGACACTGTTGGCCTTGACGATGCCGGTGCCCTTGCTCAGGAGGTCGAGGTCAGAGTTTGCGCCGGATGCGGCTGCCTGAACCTTGCTGGTGCCGGAATCGCTGTAAACTTTGACAGAGCCTGTGCCCTGAGTCTGCAGGATCATGTCGGCGGTCGTGGCAGCCCCAGCCGTATAGAGCCAGACCTCACCCACCCCGTTGTAGAGGCGGAGGTTAGACGTGGAGCTTGCCTGGCCCTGCAGCTGCAGCACAGTAGCGCCGTAGCCATCGTTGAACGAGTCGATCCTGGGGGTGGTGAGCGTCTTGTTCGAGAACGTCATCGTCACAGAAGCGATCCAGGACGAGATGGCGGTCTTCAGGTTGGCCCAGGTCATCTTCTTCAGCGCGAAGGATGCTGCTGAGTCCGCTAAAGGGAACTCATCCGCATCCACCAGTCCGGACTTGGACGTAGCCGCATGGGTGGC